CATACAGGTGAAGCTAAGCGCCAGGTCGTTTGGCGCGGGCCAAGTGGTTGGTGTTCTCGGGTAATCGATCGACGTACGATTCTCGATTCGTCCAAGATTATTCTACTTACTAATTTAGAAGCACCGATTAATTCAAATACAACGAGCCAGATTGTGGCTTACTTAGCTGAGTTTGAAGCTGAGAACAGTCACAACTTTCCTGTCGTGCGTTCTGCTACCCGAATGGGTTGGCAACCAGACGGTGGATTCCTGTTGCCCGATGTGTTTTATGCTGTGAATGACGAGGCAAGTTCTAACTTTGCGTTGACTCCGCCAAGTGGTTTAGAGACCCTCTCATCTGGTTGGACCACTGCCGGCTCCTGGGAAGAATGGGTCGGCGCGATGGAGCTTGTCTCGTCATTCCCTTATATGTACATAGCGATGTATGCTGGGGCTGCTGCTCCTTTGCTTTCGGTACTGAAGATACCTGGCTTTGTTGTGGACTTTAGTGGTGAGACGAGTGGTGGTAAGACAACTGCCCTTCGGTTCTCGGCGTCTGTGTGGGGACGACCCGCAGAATCATACCCAACAGCTATGTATTCTTGGGATGCTACCAAGGTTTGGATTGAGCGCACGAGTGGGTTCCTCCACAATCTTCCGTTGATTCTCGACGAGACAAAGCGTGCTCGTCATCCTCGTATTGTACGCGATGTGATCTATGACTTTTGCCAGGGTCAGGGTCGTGGACGTGGGGCTGTTGATGGGACGAGGCACACTGAGTCCTGGCGCTCTATTCTAATTAGTAGTGGAGAAGGTGCGGCTACTTCGTTCTCTCAGGATGCGGGTACTCGTGCTCGTGTTCTTAGTTTGAAGGGCAAACCGCTTGGTAGTGATGTAGCGATTGGATCAAGAGTGAGCGAGGAAGCTCAGATAATCTTAGCCAGTAACTACGGTCACTTGGGTAGACGTGTCATTCAATACTTGGTTGCGAACGAAGAACGGCATGATGACATACGTCAGGTGTTTAATCGCGCTAGACAAAAGTACGCAGGGATTGCTCGTACGGCTGTAGCTCGTAGGCATGCTGGGCACCTGGCGGTACTTGAAGTGATTGCTGCAATCGTTCATCTGCTTGGTGTTCCGAAGCCTGATTCAGATCCATTTGCGTATCTTATCGAGTCACAGGAAGCTGCGGCAAGAGACGCAGACCGACCGTTGGCAGCATTACAAGATGTGCTTTCGTGGTGCGCTACACACCAGACGAGGTTCTGGGGTAGGGCAGACTTAGACAACAATGGTCGACCCCGTGCTCCATCAGCCGGTTGGGCAGGGTGCTGGGGTCAGGGGGACGACTGGGATTACATTGCTGTATCTACCCTGACGTTTAAGGAAATCATACGAAACATTGGCCACGATCCTGAAGAGATCATTAACCGATGGGTAGCTCGTGGATGGTTAAACACAGGCGGGGGTCGACATCGTACGCGAGTCGTGCGTATTGATGGTGCTCCCACCAGGTGCTACTGTATTGACCGAGAGGCTTCCGACTACGCTCTTTAGTTGCAAGTCCAGCAACGACCCTTCCGGCACACACTTCGAATGGCTTTGAGTGTGAGCCACACAGGTCCCCAGACCTTGCCACACTTCGAGCAAGACAATTCAACAATTGGTGTATGTCCGATAGCTGACGTTGTAATGCGGTAATACGCAAACCTGTTCAGTTCGTTTTGTACTACGGATGTTGGGTAAGGTTGTGTCCAGGAAAACATTGTACCTCCATATAAAAGATACCACAGTGGTAAGTTACAGGCAACCAGTTATTCAATAGTTGGTTATGGAAACTAAAATCAGGTAGAGTGTTTACATGTCAAATGAATCGAATGTGGATTTACCGCCCGCTCCAACTGGGGAAGCTGCTCCAGCAAACCAGTCACTACATCTTGTGCCTACTTCTGTAGTTCCTGCAGGAGAACAGGAAGTTGCGGCAATGCTTGCTGAGCAGGCCAGGTTTAACGATGAGCCTGAGATGAAAGCAATCGCCAGTCAGCTTCTTGCTGCAGGGCATTCAGTTCGTGCCACTGCGAGACGGCTTGGCATTCGGGCGTCGACAGTCTGGTCCTGGTCGAAGGAGCCTGAGATCGTCGAGGCCATGGCTGCCGGGGTCGAGCGGCGCAAGTCTGTGCTTGGCCAGGGATTGGAAGAGGCGGCGGAACAAGCGCTCGGTGCTCTGTTGGAAGTGGCGAACGATGTGGGTGCTCAGCCAAGAGATCGGGTGAAAGCCTCTGAGGCAAT